CTACAACGGTGGCAGTTATGATGTCTACCGCTTCGTAAACGCCTGCAAATAGCTTATCTATGTCGAATTTTGCTACTATGTTACCCATATCTTAATTAGATACTTGGTTAGTAGTTATACGGTGGGTTCGTAAATAGACGAATAGGAAGCCGCGCTTTCTTCGGCTTCTATCTGTTCTATCTCTGCGTCCGTGTCGTTTACCCAGCCCAACTGTTGTACGGCCGTCTTCCGCGAACAAATAGCCTTCTGACCGGTGGCCGAAAGAAGAAGGTTTACGTTCGCGGCTTCGTCCTCAATCATAAACGGCACTATTTCGGGTTCGATAATAAGGCTACCGCAAGCGTCTACAAAAGCCTTATCCTTGGCGTTCATTTGTGCTAAAAACGCCTGTATTACGCTTAATCGACGCTGTAAATAATCGTCGAACACCTCGCATTTGTCCTGTACTTTTAGGTGCGCGTCCATAAATAGCAACTTCAAGGCTACACCCGAAACGGCCCCGATACCCTTTACCGNNNNTCTTCGCCCTCGATAACGGCCCCGCTTTCGCCCTTCTTGGCCCAACCCAAAATAGTACCCGTAGTAAAGATTTTCGGGCTTGCGTGGTAGTCGTTGGTATCGGCGAAGTTAGAAAGCAACTTTTCCAAGCGGTCTATAAGGTTCTGCACGTCTTCCCATTCTACGGCGGGCTGGCGGCCATAGATAACCGGGATTTTGCCTATTTGGTTCTTCTTGGGGTAGCCGTCCAATAACTGCCATTGGTTGCTGGTAAGCGTCCATTTCCGTATTTCGGTATCGGTATAGGTTTCGAAATAGGTATGTTTTACCCCCGCGCTATCCTTTACGACGTATTCGCGGGAAAAAGCTACCATATCGCCCGTTTCATCGAAGTAGGGGTAAAGCCTATCGCCGAACAACGGGCTAAAAATGGCTACCCGAAGTTTGTGCGTTGAATCGAAGCCGTAGTTTTTCGTCGGTTTCTCCACCGGGTACCAAAGTTCGGCCGATTCCTTACTGCTATACATACCCCGCGCTACCTTTCGGTTAAGGGTGCGGCTTTTGTTATCGAACAAAACACGCTTTACAGCCTTCAAAACGTCGGCTTCCTTGGTGCCTTCTTCCGGTTCCGCATTAAGAATTACGGGGTTTCCAAACGTGAAGGCTACGGCCCGCTTTACTATAAGTTTCTGAATCGCCAAGGCTACGCGGGCTACCGGCTCGATACGGAAGTTTTCGGTTTCCCCGTCGCCATTGGTAACGGTCTTTATGTTCTTCTTTTCTTCGTCGTTTATATCGAAGTCGGAAAGGTCTACTTTTACCTTCTTATCCCTACGCTTTACCGGGTCGTTTACGTCGTGGCCTTGGGGGTCAAGCTGGGCGATATATTCGGCCGCGTTCGGCTCGGTCGCATTACGTCCGTTCTTCAATTCGGCAATAGCGGTACTATGGTTCTCGCTCGCCAAAAGTTCGTTAATCTGCTTGCTGT